GCTCTGGGTGATTCTTCATCCAATGCTTTCGCAGAGATGGCATTCAGTATTGAGAAAGCAACCGTAACTGCGAAGTCACGGGCTCTCAAAGCTGAGTACACGATGGAACTTGCTCAGGACCTCAAAGCGATTCATGGTCTAGACGCAGAAACCGAACTTGCTAATATTCTAAGTTCTGAAATTCTTGCTGAAATCAACCGTGAAGTAATCCGCACAATCTATTTCAACTCTGTTATGGGTGCTGCTGTTAACACAACAACGCCTGGCATTTTTGATCTAGATACAGACTCCAACGGTCGTTGGAGTGTTGAGAAGTTCAAAGGCCTTATGTTCGCTATCGAACGTGATGCAAACGTAATTGCTCGTGACACACGCCGCGGAAAGGGTAACATTATCCTTTGCTCTGCTGACGTTGCTTCTGCTCTTACGATGGCCGGTCTACTAGACTATACATCAGGCATTTCTGATAGTCTTACAGTAGATTCCACAGGTAACACTTTCGCAGGTACCCTAAACGGTCGGTTTAAGGTTTATGTTGATCCATATGCAAATATGTCAGCTCCTTACCCAACTGCAGGTACTCCAGCTGGTGCATCCGCTAACCAATTCTATATTGTTGGTTACAAGGGCACATCGCCTTATGATGCTGGCTTGTTCTATTGTCCTTACGTTCCGTTGCAGATGGTCCGTGCGGTCGGTGAAAATTCCTTCCAGCCCAAGATTGGGTTCAAAACACGTTACGGAATGCAGGTTAATCCTTTCGCTCAGGTCGCCGCTCAGGTAAACGGTCCTGGTGATCGGAACTCTAATGTATACTACAGACGAGTCCAGATAACCAACTTGATGTAAAAGTATAGGTTGCTTTATAACCAAAAATAAAATTAAGGGTAACCTTATTTCAACTCCGGCTTCGGCCGGAGTTTTTTTTGGCTGCAATGTACCAATTCTGTACCAATCGGGATTAGATAAATTGTACAAGTTTAAAGATCAATACATATGTGGAGAATGTTTAGAATTATATTTCCCATCTAAAGAATCTAAGCGAATGTGGAGGTCTTTAGAAGAAGTTAATTATACTGATCCTAATGTAAGAAAGGTTAAGTCAGCATTAGCTCGAGCTGATATAGATTCTAATGATAATGAACATGAAAGGAAAATAGCTCAAAGACAAGCTGAAAAAATGATGGAGATGTATGATTTTCATAAGGTTGTATGTAGTTGGTGTCATAAATAGTAAAGAACAAATAGTATTTTTCCGTATGATGAGCTCTACGGGTACTAAAAGGAGAAATTGAAATGGCAACTACAACACAAGTTTTAAAAAACAGAAAGCAAAGCAGCTACATTATAAAGATTGAAGGTAATAGTGCTGATACAACAACAATTGATGCTTCAGATTCAGCAACAAACATACCTGAAGATGGTACAGCTACCATTAGACGTATTATGTGGACTATGGCAAGTGGTGATATTACCATAACTTGGAAAGGAACAGCAGACGCTGTAGCATGCAGATTATCAGGCAATGGCAATTGGAATTTTACACAAAATCCTCCTGTGATTGCTAATAACGCTGGCACACCAATAGGTGATCTTACTATTGCTAAAGGAACAGCATCAAATTACACCATCATTCTAGAGATTGGTACCGGTTCAACAACTGCGGTGGTATAAAATAAATGGGTAAAATAAATCCCTTACAGAGGCAGCCTGATGTGCTTGATTATGCACAGAGTAATCAATTTAAATTATTCTTGCCTATTTTCCCAACTACTGAATATTTTTGCACTAGGGTTAATATACCCGGAGTTAGTTTAGGACAGGCAAATCAGGCGACACCTTTTGTAGATATGCCTTTGGTTGGAGATAAGCTTCAGTATGATACTTTTAGTGCTTCATTTTTGGTAGATGAGAAGTATCAAAATTATATTGAAATGTATGAGTGGTTGAAAAATATTGGTTTTCCATCCCGCCATAAGCAATTTAATAAATTAGAACGGCCTGATAATATAACTAGAAGTGTTACTAAAGTTAACGAAGTTGGGGTTGAGTATCAGGATGGTGATAGGGATTTGTACAGCGATATCTTAGTAACGATTCTTAATAGTAAGAATAATTCTGCTGCTAAGATAACAATGTATGAATCTTTCCCAATTAGTATAGGTTCACTAGAATATAGCCAGCAAGAAACTGATACAAGTTATTTAACTTGTGATTTAACCTTTGCTTTTAGCTGGTTTGATATAGAATCTGTATAAATAATTTTGGAACGGCTCGCTGGCCGATGCGTGAGTGATGAATTTGGTGTAGAATCTTTTTTAAACATTAAAGAAGATTACATAGATTTATAATATATTCGGCGAGCTGATTCCTTTTTTTAGGTGAAGATGATGAAGATAGATGATTTATATAATGAAGTAGAACGTGATTTGAAAATTGATGATACTGAATTAGATTTGGAGTCAATTCGGACTCCACAACTACATAACAAGTATTTGAAATATTATACACAACAGTCATTACAGTATAAAAAACTGAAAGATGATTATAAAATATTGTATCGTGTGAAATGGGAGTATTATACTGGTAAGGCTCCAGCAGAAGTTTATGCTGAAAAACCATTTGATTTAAAAATACTCAAAGCTGACATTGGCATTTATTTAGAAGCTGATGGTGAGTTGCAACAATTAAGCCAGAGAATGGCTTATACTAAACAGATAGTAGACTATCTGGAAAGAATATTAAGGGAGATTAATAACAGAAATTGGAACATTCGTAATACTATAGAATGGAAGAAATTCTTACATGGTGAATAGTTGTGTCTGTTATTATTGAAAAATTTAATGAAGTATATATCAGAATTAGATGTGAGCCAAGTATTGCTCAAGAACTCGGTCAATTTTTTACGTTTGAAGTTCCAAATGCGAAGTTCATGCCGTCCGTCAGACGAAGAATATGGGACGGTAAAATCAGATTATTCTCTCCTGGTACTGGCAAAATCTATTTTGGATTATTACCGTATGTATGCAAGTTTCTCAAGGAACAGGGCCATAAAGTCCAACTCTCAGAAGATTTTGTGCCGAAGAAGGTGGATAAAAATCTCACCAAAAAATTTATTAGGTCTATTGAGAAGGGAAAATTCAGAGCAAGAGATTATCAAATAGAAGCTATACATAATATTCTAGAACACGGCCGTGGGCTTATTCTTTCTCCTACCGGATCAGGCAAATCTTTCATTGTCTATGCTCTAGTTAGATATTATGTACAGAAGTTTGAAGAAAAGAAAATACTTATAGTTGTACCAACGACAAGTTTAGTAGAACAGATGTATTCTGATTTTGCTGATTATGGTTGGTTTCCGGATACATATTGTCACAGATTATATGCTGGATCTAATAAGAATACAGATAAGGAGGTTGTCATTTCCACATGGCAATCCATTTATAAATTACCCAAAGGATATTTCAATCAATTTGGTGCAGTTTTTGTTGATGAAGCTCATCTTGCGAAGGCCAAATCTTTAACTGGTATTATGACCAAGTTACATGATTGTAGATATCGTGTAGGTCTTACAGGCACATTAGATGGCACAGAGATACACCGTCTTGTGTTAGAAGGCTTATTTAATGTACATGAGCAAGTTACAACAACATCTAAATTAATAGAAAGAAAAGAGCTTTCTAATCTCCACATCCATGTGTTAGTATTAGAGCACACAAAGAGAAATAAAATGCTGATGAAAAGTAAAACTTATCAGCAAGAAATGGAATATCTATCTACACATGAAGCAAGAAATAATTTTATTGCTAATTTAGCATCATCATTAGATTCTAATACTTTATTGTTAGCTCAATATGTAGAAAAGCAATTGTTACCATTGCATGAGAATATTGTTAATAGGTGTGATGATGATAGGCCAGTGTATCTAGTCTATGGAGCTACTCCGACAGCAGACCGAGAGGATATCAGAGGGTTAGTAGAAAAAAATGATAACTGTATTATAGTAGCTTCATATGGAACATTCTCTTTAGGTGTAAATATCAAACGAATACATAATATAATATTTGCTTCTCCTTACAAATCACAAATAAAAGTACTCCAAAGTATAGGTCGTGGATTGAGGATAGCTGGAGATAAAAGGTCTCTCCAGCTGTTTGACATATCAGATGACTTATGTTATAATGGAAAGAACAATTATACACTAAATCATTTATCTGAAAGGATTAAAATATATGCTACAGAAGATTTTGATTACGATATAATACCGGTGAAATTAAAGTGAAAAGATATAAATAATTCTATGGAACGCTATTCAGATGTAACATCTAAGCCACATCTTTCTGAATTTAAACTTATTAAATTAGTTAATGGGGATGATATACTTTGTAAAATATTAGAAGAATATTCTGATGCCTTAATTGTGGACCTCCCTTTAATAATTCGTAAGCAAGATATAATACTTCCTTCTGGAAAAAGAGGAGGGGGTGAAACTCGGACTGTTGAGCATGTTGGTTTAGACCGTTGGATGAAATATAGTAAGGATATGGAATCTGTAATTTATAAGGATAAGATACTTTCATTTGGAGACCTAGCTACTGAAGTAGTTGTTTATTATAAAATGATATCTTCTAGAATAAGGGAGGAGATGACCATGACTGAATCTTTAGCAGAAAATACTAATGAAGCTGAACTTAATACTCGAATGGAGAAAATAGCTGAAGTATTACAAGAAGCTGCTAATTTGGAAGATAGTGAAGAGGATATTGATTTTGGACCACCAAATAATGTTCCAAAGATACTTCATTAACCATAGGGTCTCTTTTCTTCCTGGGTCGCTAAGCTTAGGGTATCATATAAACCAGGAAATGTCAAGGTAAAAATATGGAAAAACCAGAACACAAACATATTATTATCAGGGCAGAGGTGAATGATCCGCCACAAAAGAATGATGGCGAATCTCTAGTATTATGGATCAAATACCTGATTGATAAGATTGGCATGAAACTCTTACATGGGCCTCATTTTGCCTATGTTGATGTTGAAGGCAATAAAGGACTAACTGCGGTTGCTATTATAGAAACCAGTCACATTGCTGTCCATGTATGGGAAGAAGCCTTCCCCGCATTGATGCAGATGGACGTGTATACTTGTGGGCCATTTGATCCACAGATAGTATTTAACTTCTTAAAGGCCTTTAGTCCAGTTAGTGTGGAATGGAAATATATTGATAGGGAGTTTGACCTAAAAACATTGGATGTTGGTTCTTGGAGTGATGAAAGCAATAAACAATTAAATTTATTTAATAACAGAAAAACTTGACAATGTACTTTAAATGTGTTAGGCTGGAACAGTCTAAACAAAAAAAGGACATTTTTAAATATGAAGAAGTATGTTTATCTCGCAGGCCCAATTGCAGGGTGTACAGCGGATGAGGGAAATAGTTGGAGATATTTGGTGCAAGATCGTTTACCACACAATATAATTGGTATATCTCCACTAAGGTGTGAACCTTTGAAAAAAGGTATGGTTTATACAGACGATGGTGCTACTGATCCTATGTGGTCAGATGCCCGTGCCATTAATGCAAAGAATTGGTTAGATACTGAATCTTCTGATTTGGTACTAGCTTACCTACCAAAGTATATGAATGATAGACGACCATCTATTGGTACTATTATTGAAATCGGATGGGCTATTGGTTTGAGAAAACCATTAATTGTAGTATCTGATGATGAATATATGATGGAACATCCTCTTATCCAACGCAATGCATCGTGGAGATTAGATAATTTAGATGATGCTGTAGAAGTTATTATCGGTTTGTTTAATGATTATGTAAACCCACAACAAGAGGGTATGCTGCGGGGTTAATTGGAGACCCTAATGGCTAAAAAAACAAAGAAAAAATCAATACATTATGTAAATAACAAAGAGTTCTTAGCAGCAGTAATAGAGAGAAAAGAGTTAATTAAAGAGGCTGAATCTGTTGGAGATCCTCCACCACAGATTAGTAATTATTTGGGAGAATGTATCCTGAAGATTGCTAATCATTTATCTTTTCGGCCGAATTTTATCAATTATACCTATCGTGAAGAAATGATTTCTGATGGTATAGAAAATTGCTTACAATATATAGATAGATTTGATCCAGAAAAATCTTCTAATCCGTTTGCATATTTTACCCAAATAATTTATTATGCTTTTGTTCGTAGAATTTTAAAAGAAAAGAAACAGCAGAAGATTAAGGAGAAATTATTGAAAGAATCTAACATAGAATCTCGTATAGCTTTACAAGCACACGATGATGAAAGGGAATATCAACAACAATTTGTGGAAATGCTAGACAAGTATACTTTTCACCAAGATGAATAAAATATATGAAGGTAGCGTTAATAAGCGACACCCATCATGGTGGTCGAAACGATAGTTTGTCTTTTGCCGAACACCAAAGGCAATTTTATAAAACTATATTTTTTCCGGAATGTTCAAGACAAAATATTACAACAATTATCCATTTAGGGGACGTATTTGATAGAAGGAAATATTCAAATTTTAATAGTTTAAAATTAGCAAAGGAAATGTTTTTTGAGCCTGCAAGGCAATATGATGTTCATATGTTGGTTGGTAACCATGATTGTTATTATAAAAATAATAATGAAGTAAATTCAATATCATTAACTTGCGCTGAGTATGATAATATTAAAGTTTATCAGGACATTCCAGAAGTTGCTACTTTTGATGGGTTGGATATACTTATGGTTCCATGGATAGCATCTGCTCATTATGCTAAATCTATACATAAAATAAAATCAGCTGCAGCAGAGATTCTTATGGGCCATTTAGCTATTATGGGAAGTGAAATGATTCCTGGATTTTATTGTGACCATGGTTTGGAACGAGAGTTATTTAAGAGATATGAAAGAGTATTTTCAGGACACTTCCACCAACAGCAAGATGATGGCCATATTCGTTATTTAGGATCTCCATATGAAATGTTTTGGAATGATTGGAATACTAAAAAAGGATTTCACATATTTGATACCGAAACTAGAGAGATTGAGTTTTATCAAAACCCCTATAAGTTATTTAAAAAGATTTATTATGATGACACTAAAGAAGATATAACAAAAATTGATTTGGATGAATATGATGGGTGTTATGTAAAGATTGTAGTTATACAAAAAACAGATTTTTATACCTTTGATCGTTTTGTGGAGCGATGCTACAACGAGGGGAACTTTTTTGAGCTGAAGATAGTTGAGGACTTTAGTGACTTAGACCCCGATACTATAGCTGATAGTGAGTTGGAAGAAATCGAGGATACTATGTCGTTATTGGAAAAGTATGTAAATGAGATAGACAGCAAGTTATTAAATAAGAAGAAACTGAATAGACTGCTTAAGGGTCTGTATGTAGAAGCGAATGAAGTTGAATGATTAAATTTAAAACCATCGAATTTAAAAATTTCCTATCAACAGGGAATACTCCAATAATTATACATTTAAATAAGGAGAATACTACATTAATTAGTGGAGAGAATGGGTCAGGAAAATCAACGATGTTGGATGCCTTGACTTTTGGTTTATTTGGTAAGGCTTTCCGGAACATTAAAAAGGATCAATTAGTAAACTCTGTAAATGAGCGTGATTGTAGAGTTGAGGTAAAATTTAATATAGGTAGAATTAGATATCATATCATCCGCGGAATTAAACCAAATAGATTTGAGATTTATAAGAATGATAAGATGATAAATCAAGATGCTAGTGTGAGGGATTATCAAAAACATTTAGAATCAAACATTCTCAAATTAAATTACAGGTCGTTTACACAGGTAGTTATTTTAGGCTCATCGTCCTTTGTTCCATTTATGCAATTGACACCAGCTCATAGGCGTGAAGTGGTTGAGGAGATTTTAGACATTAAGATATTTTCTTTAATGAATTATATTCTCAAGTATCGTATTAAAGATATGAAAGAAAGACAGAGAGATATTACTCATGAGTTTAATTTAGTAGACACCAAAATTAGTATGGCTGCAGACCACATTTTAAAGACTAAAGAAAAAAGCAAGTCTAATAAA